GACACACTATAATAATCTTACACGTGGAGTCATTGATTTCAATCCCTACTCGGTTTTGGAAGATCAGGTTTTCATCGCCGAAAAGGGTGGTGAGAAAGTTTTATGTACCCTATGGGATTGTGAAGAGTGTGGTATTAACGCTCTAGAGTATAGTGATTTATGTTTTTGTGGTTTAGATGATGCTTTAGATAGTACAGTAATAGATGAATTTAGTGCATATTTGTATACAATAGACACTGACTCGTCAGACGGGTCAGTTTTAGATAGTGAGTCGGAAGGAGAGTCAGACAGTATGTTTTCGGACAATGAGTCCGAAGCTTCTGATTCTAGTGGTGATTCTGATACCAGTAGTGATTCTGATTTCAGCGATTCAGATAGCGACTCAGATGGAACCTGGTGTGTTTTTGATGATGAGGATGATTGGCAACGCGGACACGCGTGGTTAGACACTTACCTTGATCCGTTTTCCTACTCAGATGATGGCAGCAGTTTGGACTTGAGTCCCAGTGAAGGAGAATGGATTAGAGATCTAACCGAGGAGGGAATTGAACCCAATCCGGGACCTACCTTCAAAAATCTCGTAACTGTTCTCAAGGCTAAGTATCTTGGATCGAGACACGTTGATGACATGCTTAGGATTGGTGAATCTTTTATCTTCTTGGTTTATAACTTGAGGAAGTGTAATACCAAAACAGAGCTGGCCATGCCTATTCTGCAATTCCTCAGTCAAGTGACGGGGAAACAATTGGTTTCACAAGAGAGAGTCACCGAAAGCTTAGTGTATATCCATAATATCTTGGAAACATACACTCAGGCAGGCGATGAGAGCTATATGGCCACATTGAGGAATGCTTTAGACGAGTATAACGCTATTCGAAACAGTGTTGCTTTTAAGAAGGTTTACAAGTTGTTCTTGTACCTCCTAACACTGTCAGCTTTTAAATCCCTAGGAATTACTCTTACAACGAGTGGTTTTAACAGGGTTGAACAAGAAGCTATGAAGCAAAAGTACTATGTCGGTGTGGATTTTGTTCATTGTGTGTTGGACACACTAGAATTTATCTACACCCGCGGTGTCCAATGTGTGAAGTTGGGTCGAATCGACCCTCTTTTCCATGAGGAAGTTGTCTATAAGGAGTGGGCTATGAATGTCTACACACTAAGACAACAATCCCAGCACTTAGGTAATCCTGAGCCACAAGGTTTTGAGATGCATAAGTACTTGTCAGATGTCAATGATTGCGTCGAAAAGGGCGCGATTATATTGAAATCATTGGACAAGTCTGATAAGGTATCAGTCTCTGTTGTGTCAAAACTCCTTTGTGAGGCACAGTGTCTCAAGGCTAACGCGATTTCGCGTAAGGAGGCTCAAAAGAGTAGAGTGGCGCCTTTTGCAATTGCCTTACATGGGAGTTCTAGCATTGCGAAGAGTACTTTGACTCGACTTTTAATTAGTTACTTTGGTAGCTTACATAACCTTCCAGTCGAAGACGAGTACATCTATACACGCAATGCAGCAGATGAGTTTTGGGTTAATTTCAACTCGGTCCAATGGTGTGTTATTATGGACGATATAGCTTACCTTAAGCCGGATAAGTCCCCAGGACCTGATAAGACTCTAACCGAGATTATTCAGGTTATCAATAGCACAGCTATGGTGCCTACTCAAGCAGCTCTCGAGGATAAAGGTAAGACCCCTATGCGAGCCAAACTTGTTGTGGCGACTACCAATACCAAGGATCTCAATGCGAGTTCATACTTCTCCTGCCCTCTGGCAGTACAAAGGAGGTTGCCTTACGTAATCTCTGTTGTACCGAAGAAGGAGTACTTGCTTAATGCCACCATGATTGACGGTAAGAAATTGCCTGATATCAATGATGGAGAGTATCCCGATTTTTGGGAGTTCGAAATCTACTTGGTGGAGCCGCATGCCTTGAATCAGAAAAATGGCATTGAGTACGCCAGCCACAAGTTAGTTCACAAATTCACTGACGTGAATGACATGCTTGCATGGTTTGGCAAAACAAGTGTTTCGTACTTTGCCATACAGAATCGAGAACAAAGGTGCAATGAGCAGATGAAGAAGATCAAAGTCTGCAAGACATGTTACCACTCGGAGGCCATTTGCAACTGCGCAATCAGCATTCAAGATGGTGACGAACCAGATGTTGCTGACATACAGGCCTCATGGTCTGTGCGCAAATATCAAGAATTGAGGGAGTCGATCGAGAATCTCGGAGAGAAACTCGATTGTCGACAATCGATAATTGATTACTGTAAAGATAGCTTTGTGATATCCTTAATTTGGGTTTACTTCACTAGTCCAGTGTTTTTTCGCTGGATGTTTGGCCTTTTCTTGAGTAAGATGATAGATAGGATGTTCTTACCTACGTCGAGAGTTGGGATCTACTATGCAAAGATGTGTGGCAGGTGCCAACAATGTCGGTTGGGAGGTCTTCGTCTGGAAGTGATCACGAGTACAGTTGCTGCTTTGTTGGCTATGGGAGCTTTGTTCTCATTGTTCAGGAACATGCGACGAGAAGCTGATGTCGTTCAAGGCGCTAGTCTTTCTCGTGAAGAGGAGATTGGTTCAGCACCCCAAAAAGATGAGAAGGAAATCCCTAATGTTTGGTACAAAGAGGATTATAAGCTCACTGATCTTGATATCACCCGAAGGACTTTGTCCATGAAGGGTGTTGATCGTGATAAGACTCGTAGTCTTGTGGCTGAAAATTGTGTGCATCTCAGGTTTGTAATTGACGAACCTGATTTTGTGCCCAAAATCACAAAGGGTTTCTGTCTGGGTGGGCAGTACTACTTGGTTAATAACCATGGTGTACCGACAGGCGAAGGTTTGAGGGCACGTATTGTAACCAATAACTCCATAGATGGGGTAAGGGAACAGTACGACGTTCAGATCACGAGTGTTATGATTCGTAGGTATCCCGACAAAGATCTTTGCATTATTTGGTTTCCACAGGTACGACCCCGGAGGAAGATGACCGACTTGTTCGGTAGCGCTTCTCTTAAGGGTGTGCACTGTGGTATCATGATGCAGAGAACCAGGGATGGAGATATCAAAACGCAGAATATTTTCCGTGCTAGGGTAATCTCTCGAACGCTCCCGATTTCAGATCAA